TGTCCAGTTTCATCATTTACTCCTTTAATTCTTCTTGAAGGAAAAGAAAATCTATTTGTACTATCATATTCTAAAGTTAATTTAAAACCTTTATAAAGTAGTGGATTTGGAGAATTAGGTTGTAATTGTGCTTCTAATATAGAATCAACATTTGCATTTATATTAGGATTTGAATTATTTCCTGTTTGTGTTAAAGCAAATCCTATTTCATTAAAATATGCTTCTTTAGCTTCAGGTGATAAGTTTTCTGTTTGTTTATTTAAACATCCTGAGATTAGGGTATCTAATGAATTTAAATTATTTATAGTCCCTTGAATAGCTACTTGTATAGATGAAATAGCTGATGGAATTTGGTTTATTACTCCTTTATTTGTTTTAACAAAGTCTCTTAATATAATTAATGCATCAGCTAATATAGGAAATATTCTTCCTGGTATTAAACTGGGTCCAACTCCAGCTGGGGCTAATGGGGTAATAGCTGATGGGATAGGGATAGCTTTAATTGTTGTTATAGCTGCATCTATTCCAGTAAGTATTCCATTTATAGTTCCAGCTGTTGAATTTATTGTATTTAATGCTCCTAAAGCTTGAGTTAAAGCTTGGTTTATTTGATTTTTTTGTTGAATTATTTTAGTAAGTTCTTGAGGAGAGGGGCATCCATTATCAAATTGGGTTTTGATAGAATTGATAGCAATATCAAATCTTGCTGTTGATTTAACAGTTCGGGTTATTACTCCTAAGATTACTTTATCAAAAGCCATTATTTAGTTTTACTTACTTTAGATTTATAATTATTTATTCTATTTAACATATTTTGAGCATTAATCACCATAGATTGAGCTGGGCCTGCTATTATTAAGTTAGGAGCTGATGGACCTGGTGTACCTATAGGAGATTGTAATGCTGTAGATAATGTAATTAATTGAGTTAATAATTGCCTTAAATCATTTAAAAATGTATTTCCTAATATAACTGGTTCAGTCGCGTTTTTGTCTCCTAAAAATATGTTTTTTGAATTTACTACAAATCTAGGGGAATCTACATTGACACCTTCTACAGAATTTAAATTTATTGTTTTTTTAGAACTAAATAAAATTGAATCTGTTTTAGTATTAAATAATAATCTACCTGAGTTTAATATAATTTGTTCTCCTGCAAATTTATCAGGTGATGTAGGAGCATTATTATATGAATTATAGTTTTTACTTGATACTTGGATAGGAATATTCTGTGTGGAAGTAGCATATATAGGGGAAATATCTTTATTTATATCTTCTACTTGAGGTATCCAAGGGTCTTTCCCATCATTATACTGTCCGTTTCTTAATATAATAATTGGATCTCCATTATTTCCGGCCCTAGACCAAGGATTAGGAATTGCACTATTATTTACAGTAGAACCAAATCTAAAACTTTGTCCCCATCTTCCTTCATTAATTATGTCTCCTTCAAAAGGTTGAATATTTTTAATATTTATTTTTTCTTTAAAAGTTTTACCCAAATCAATTTCAGTACCACCATCTGTAACTCTTCTAACTGTTCCTCCTGATGTTTGTTGATAATCTTGTTGTTGTGAAGGGGGTAAACTAGTATTATTTATAGGGTCAGGTATAGCATTATGATGGGTACTATTCCATATATTTACAGGTTGAAAATAATAATAATCTAAAGACCCAACATTTGATTGAATACTATTATTAGGCAATGCTATTATATAAACTATTTCATTTATTAATGGAAAAGTTTTATTATTTGGAAATAATGGTTTAGCAAAGTTATCTGTTGAAAAGTCTTTATTAGGATTCGGAGCATTTATTTTTGAAAAAAAAATACCTCCTATAGAACTCCACTCACCGAAATTTTTAAAAACACTAGGATAGGTCTTATCATCTAACATACAATATCTTACTCTTCCTGTAAATATGTTATCCGAGGAAAAATTAGAATTTGATTTTAAAAATGATGAGTCTTGGCCTGTTTCCCTTAACATTATTTTTTCTTTTTATCTTGTAGGTCTTCCATTGCTGAAAGTAATTGTTGTTTTTCTTCTTCGGAAATTCCTAAACTACCTTCTTCATTAACATTATTTAAAGCACGTTGAACAATAGTGGCCATTTTAATTAATTGTTCATCATTCTTAACACTAATATCAAGATATTCTTTAATAAGAGGTACTATAAGAGTAGCATCCCCAATTTCTTGAACTAATGGTTTAAGTTCAGAAATCAAAGCCGAAACTTGTGTTTCTTTTCTCTTTTGATTATTGTATATTTCTTCTAAGATATCGGAAAACTTTTTTTTACCGAATACTATTGAATCTAATTGTCCCATAGTTTATTTATAAATATGTGAAATTAATATTTCTAAGATGGGAAATACCCGTACTCAAGATAAAATAAATATTTTTTCTTAAATATGTCGTATAAAATATTTGCTATTTTAGTGATTTTAGGAGTTTTAACATCTACCATTTCACGTATATAGATGTAAAGAGCTTTTTTATTGAATATATCTATGTTTTCTCTTTTTCTAAATAATTCAAGAATAGCATCTGCTATTTGAGCATCATATTCTTTAGGAAAATACTTATAAATATTTTTAGTACAATAATCAGTGTATAAATCAATAAATAAGGATAACTTATCATCATACTCATATTTTTGATCATTGAGTGGATTCTCGCTGAATATTTCGGTTACTTCAACTAATGCGCCAATTTCTTTATCTAATCTATTTGAATGTACAAATGATGGGTCTGATGTATCTAAATTAGAGTAATTACTTAAACTATCAACTGAAAGGTTATTGATTTGTTTTTTATAATTTTTCTGGGTGTAAATTATAAGGTAACGTTTTACTATGGTTCCAAAATAGGAATATGCTTTAGCTCCTCTTTCAGAACTAAATAAATGTATTTTATCTAGGAGGAATGTCATGATTTCATGTTGTAAATCCTGTAGATCCTCTACATCAGTATGATAAAATTTAAAGGTATGGATTATATTCTCTGTTAACTTATAAAAAGCCCAGTGAATTCTTTCTTGATATATGTTACTTCTAAAAACTGGATCTACTGATAGATTATAGGATATAATAGCATCCTCTGTTTCTTTAGTAAAGTATACTTTTTTTTGCTTTTCTAATTTGTGTTTTCTAATTATAGAATCCATGTTAGTATCTTCTAAGTTTAAATTCGTTAAGGATTTCTTGTAATTTTTTAATTTGATCAAAGAAAAACCCTACTTCATCATCACTTTGAAATGTACCTCTATGGTCTATTTTTTTAAGTCTAGCATCTGATACTTCAATCACTTTAGACATTTTGTCAAGATAATCTAAATATCCTACTAGTATGTCTTCTGCTTTCTCATTTTTACGTAATAAGTTAAAGGTCGTAAATCCTAAGATCACGACCATAACTGAAAGTATAGAAATAATAATTGTGTACATCATAAATTATCTAACATGTTTTTCAATCCTTCACTCTTAATTGAACCTAATGCTTTGGTTTTCATTGTAGAGGTGGTTTTCGGGTTTTTTGGGTCCAATGTAAAATTTCCTTTTTTAGGAGCCAAATCTTTTCCAAATTTGGGTAACCATTCCTTTTCAAATTCAATTCTAGCAGCCATTAAATCTGCCTGGTGTACTATAAAAGGTAAAGCTGTTCTAGGTTTTTGTTCGGGCATGTAAGTCATAAGGTACTTTTTATTTCCCTCATCATACAAACCATCATGTGTTTGAATAGCTATCATTTCATTGAATGTATACTGGATACCATGTGATTGGAGTAAAAATAAACCTCTATCTGGAACTGAAGCAAATGGAAGTTTATTGTTAAACATATAATCTTCACCTAATTTTTCTTGTCTCCATTTATCTGTCTGTGGGATATAAGATTCATGTTCATCATCTCCCATTTTACCTAAATCATGGTTTAATGCTGAAAATACTAGTTCTTCAATTGTATATGTTGAAGTATCTACTCCCATTTCTACCCACACATCATTTATTTTAAGGGCACAATCTATAACTCTAATAACATGATCTACATATCCACCTGGGAATGCATTATGATATTCTTTTTTATGGGCAGCAGGCATTAACATAATACGTTCTGCATACTTACCATAAAAATCTTTTAATTGTGTTCGTCTAGGTTCTGCTATATAAGCATCAATTTTAGACATTAATACACTCCAGTTTCCCTGGATTTGTTCAGCGGATAATTTGTTCATAACTTTTATTTAAATTTAATTTTTTATCTAATTGGGTTCAATTCTCCAGGAGACATTGGTTCACGTTCAATATATCCTTTCAATTCATCTACCATGTTTTCAATTTTAGATATTTCATGCTTAAAATCTCTAACACTTTCTCCTCTAGAGACCATAAGTGTTAATC